TGTGAATGTTGTTCCGGCACCTACGGCATCGCAGGTGATCGTGCCGTTGATGGTGTTCTTTCGGTACGAGTCCGGAACAACGGACTACATCAGCACCGGAGACCTGGTGTTGATCAACGCTGGATCCAGCGCAACGTATGGCACCGCTATTGGTATGGGATCAACAGCAGGAGACGGAAGCACCATGACCATGACAGGCGATCTGCTTGATGCTGGTGCAGGTCTATTCCTCTCCACAAGTGACGTTGCTGACCCGACCACAGGTGATTACGATCTGCGGATCACCATCTACTACACCATCGCCAATGCCTGATCAATACATCGAAGACCTGCCCGATGGTGGGGACTTGCAGCCGACAGACCTGCTGTACGTGCAGCGCAACATCGGTGGGCAATGGTATGATTTCAACATCGAAGCAGGTCAGGTGAATGCCGTGCCTGTGCAGGTGCATCACGCTGTGTACACCGAGGCGGATGTGGTGGGAACAGATATACTGATGTTCACACCAGCGGCAGGTGAAGTGGCTGTGTTCCTTGACGCGTTCGTGAAGCTGGACACGCCAATACCAACAGGTCTTACAGAAACGATTCAGATCGGATCTGTGCCTGATCAATTGACCTGCACCTTCAAGAACAACGTGACAACGCAGTATCTGTCGTTCGCGCAAACGGCAGCGGATTGCTTGCAGTCACAAGCGGCCATTGAAGTTGGCACGAACATCGCTGCCATCAACTTCACCTTGACGATCACAACGCGATACGTGTTGGTGAGCGTTTGATTACCTTTGTAGGAGTTCGTCGTTCCGCCCGTTTCGCACCAAGGGGCAGATAATGCAGGTGCCAAACATCAAACCTGACTAACGTCATGGCGATTACCGACTGCCCCAAACCTTACTACTGCTACGACTACGAAGCATATCCGGCGCAGAGTGGGTGCGACACGAAGGAGTACTATCTGTCCGGCATCAGCGCGATTGGCCTGTTGTCCTGCGGTACTGAACTTGTCGACCCATCGGATGCGGAGGAAGTGCAAGGACTGATCGACAGCGGCGATCTGATCATCATCAGCGGCATCAAGGCCGGATTCGATGATGCATCACCGATCACCATCGATCCTGTAACTGCTTGTGGAACCACCATCACAATCAATGCTGACCGCAGCGTATCCTTCGAGGATGCCAAGGTGAGCAAGGAAGTTGTGGAGTGGTACAACACGATCAAGTCACAGCGATTCGGTGGCGCGCTGCTGTACGAGTGCGCGGAGAACCGCGTCAGCTACGTCACGCAATACGTCACGATGACTGCGAACCGCGCTGGTGGAAACACCAACAGCGAAGCGCAGCGCATCGCTGGTACGATTGCTTGGCGTTCGCAGGACGATCCCGTTCCCTACGATGCACCTGGCAACATCTTCGGATGATTGAGCAAGTGAACAACGAAGAGGCAACAGGCAGGGGGAAAGCCCCTGCCATTGCCATCTTTGCATATGGTCGCAGAGGCTACGCACAGGCTGCGGAGAACCTTGCCTTGACCTTGCGTGAGCATTCACCGAACGTGCCTGTACACCTGTGGGCTGGTGAAGGTCTGCGCGTCGATCATGCGTTGTTCACCAAGGTGCATAAGCTGGATGCAAGCTGGTATACTGAAGGGCCAGGAACGCTGAAGGTGAACGTGTACGAGATCCTGCCGAAGGGCGATTGGCTGTACATGGATGCGGATTCGTTGGTGATCGCTGACATCGCTCCACACCTGGAAGCATTGAGGCAGTATGACTTCGCCATCGAAGTGAAGGGCAAGGGCGGTGAACACGATGTGATCTACTACACGCCGTGGGCCACGAACGCGACGATCAAGCGTGTGTGTGAGTTGAAGGACGATGCGACCTACTATGGTGTGCAGAGTTCGTGGATATGGATTCGGAAGCCATCGAAGAAGGTGGCACAGATATACAAGATTGCATCGCAGGTACAATATCAACCAAGCGATCTGAAAGAACCTTGGGGCAATGACATTCCCGACGAACTGCGTTTGGCGAGTGCGTTGTCCAGCGTTAAGATAGAACTACCGGACTACCGAATGTCGTTCTACGGACAGGGCCATGAATACAAAGGGCTGGCGGATGTCGCAAAGCATCTGCCCATCGTTTGTCTGTATGGTGACCTGCGTCAACATCGGTTGATCAAGTCAACATGGTTCGATGCGTACGATCGCTACGTTCGTTCCTTGTACAAGAAGCACGGAAGGCAAATGTGGTACAACCTGCACAGCGTGATGCAGGACAAATACGTGAACAAAAAATGAAGTGCTGCGGAAGACCCAAGACGAAGCCGAAGTCGAACCTTGCATTGGTCTTCGGGCCTGTGCATGAGACCATCGGGTGATGCTGACCGACGATCAGATCAATCGCATCGTATCTGACTTCGCTGACAAAGCGCGAAGCTGGTACGTTGATGGAACCTTTCGTGAATACGGGAGGAACGGCACAGGTGCGCGGAGGAATACCAAGTGGCCGGAGTTCTGGCCTGGGTACAACAAGGCTGTGCGACAACGTGATGAACTACGTGTTCACATTGAGAGCGGCAGTTTCCCTGCACATCTGATTCACGATCGATCACCGAATCAGACGCAAGCAGAGTTCGACTATGTGCGCAACAACTTCAAGCAGGTCACGATACCGCACTACGTGGACTTTGAGAACATGATCATCGGTGCATTGCATCAGAGCAATTGGACGTTTGAGTTCGGCCCTGCTGCTGGTGAAGACACAGATCTGTTCTCATTCAAGACCTACATCAACACGCGCATCGATCAGTTCGACTCGCTGTCAGATTGGATGAAGCACATCCTGCCGAAGATCAAGACCCTTGATCCGATGGGCGTGGTGTGCGTGATGCCGAAGAAGGTCGCTGCTGTCGAAGGAACGACAGACGATGGCGAAGTGGCAATGGTGATCGATCCCGATGTGTTGATCGATCCGCAGCCGATATACTTTCCTGTCGAGCAAGTAGTGGGCAAGGAAGATGGCAGGTGGTACTTGCTTGTCACCAACGAACGCAGCGTGGTGAGCAAGGCCGGAAAGGATGTGCGCGAAGGCATGGTGCTGTGGCTGGTGGACGATATGAACTGCTGGCGCGTAGAGCAGTACGGCAAGGCGCATGACCTATCCTTCCAGGTCAGTCTGCATTTCGCGCACGGCTGTGGCTACGTTCCTGCCGAACCGCTGAAGGGCAGACCCGTGATCGACAATGGCGCGGTGATGTACGAATCGTACTACCTGCCAGCGAAGGATCTGTTCGACCTGGTGCTGTTGGATTCGATGAACCTTTATATGATCAAGAGCAATAGCGTGTATCCGATGCGCGTGATGCTTGGTCACGAATGCGACTATCAAGACATCAGCGCAGGACAGCATTGCATTGGTGGCACGTTGCACAGGCAAGGTGATGAAGGTCTGATGGCGATGGGCAAGTGTCCATCGTGCAAAGGCACAGGCGTTGCGGCAAGGCTGGGGCCAGCAGGTGTGCTGTTCGTGAAGGAACAGAGCGCACGGGATGGTGGTCAGCAGGTGAAGGTGCAGGACGCGATGACCTTCGTTGAACCTACTGCCACCACACCTACGATACTGCGCGAGGAGATCCGATCCAACACCGCAGAGGGCAGAAGGATGTTGCACCTGCACAGCGACATCAGCATTAGCGGTGGCAGCGCAGAGACAGCGACACAAGTTGGCGTGGGCGTGAAGGCACGTGCCAACTTCATTGCACCAATCGCATCGCAGATCTTCGCGACCATTGACTTCGTGGCGAAGACCATTGCCATCGAACGCTACGGCACCGCAGAGGAATACTACACGATCATTCCTGCAACGCAGTACGACCTGCGGACTGAAGCCGACTACCTGGCATTGCTGGGCGAGGCTATGCAGAAAGGTCTGCCACCTGCTGCGATCGAAGAAGTGCTGCGTGGATACTTCAACATCCGTTACGCAAGCGACCCGTATATGCAGGAAGCGATGTCTGTGATCGTGCAAGCAGATCGATTGGTCGCGGCCAATTGGCAGCAGATCGCAGCGATGCAGGGCAAAGGTGAAGTGAAGGCGTGGGAAGTGGCATTGCATCAACAGGCGTTGGGCCTGTACGACAGACTGATGCAAGACCCTGCGTTCCGGACGCTGGACATCTTCGCGAAGTCTGATGCGATGCGTCAGTATGCGATGCAGCAGTTCGCCGCTGAAGTGGGTGCGATGAATGTGCCTGTGCTGCGTCCTGCACAAGCGATGGCACAGAGCATCGTGGAAGAGACGGAGAACGGCAGGGAGGAAGAACGCGAAGAAGAGATGATCGAAGGCGTGATCGAAATACTGCGCGGCATCGGTGACATGGACAACAGGCAGCGCAGCGCAGAGGAACGTCTTGCAGACTTTGCAGCGCAGGGCGTGGAAGTGGATCGCGAAGAGTTCCTGCGGAAAGTCATGGAAACAACAATCACAGCAACGATGAATGTACCCGAAGAGAACGTGGCGAACACCGCGTTGAACGGAGCGCAGGTGCAATCCCTTGTGCAGATCATCAACCAAGTTGGATTGGGCGTGATCACGCAACAGACAGCGAAGCCGTTGATTGAAGCGGCATTCCCTGGCATTGCGGAAAGGACGATCGATGAAATGCTGGCTGGCGTGCAACGACTGACACCGGAGCAAGCGCAGCAGGTATGACCTTCCTTGAATTTCTGAAAGGACAAGCGGAGGCAGACGCAGGTGTGCTGAAGCTGCTTGAAGAAATGGCATCGTTGCAGGGAAGGACTGCGACACGCATCGGTACTATCCTTGCTGATCTTGACATCCGCGATGGCAACCTTGTGGCGAGTGAAGCGAACATCGCCAAGCTGTCGCAGGTCATGGCCGATATCGAAACGGACTTCGTTGATCCGCAATGGCGCGATGCTGTTCGCGAATATGTGAAGACCTTCGATGTATTGGACGCGAACACAACGGCGTGGGTGGGGCAGATCGGTAGCATCGATAAGGGATTGATGAAGGCATTGCGAACGCAGTACAAGCAGATCAGTGCCGAGTACCTGCTGAACGCACAATCATTTTCGAAGACGCTGCTGAACCCGATCGCGCAGGAAGTGGGTGCATACATCGCAACGGGCAGTAGATACAGCGACCTTGTGAAGGCTGTATCACAGATCGTGACGGGTGGAGACACCAGCGATGGTGCGATCCTTGGCAACGCACGGACAGCGGTGAACGACCTTGTGAGTGTGTACGAAAGGACGGCAACGAACATCGCAGCAGAGCAGGTTGGTGCTGTGTTCTTCCTGTACCAAGGAAGGCCAATCAAAACCACACGTGCGTTCTGCCGTGAGCGCGCAAACAACTATTACCACAAAGAGGAGATCGCAAGCTGGGCCAGCGAGGACTGGGGGGGCAAGACCGAAGGCACGAACAGCACGACGATATTCAGCTACCTTGGTGGGTACAACTGCCGACACGTTCTTGTTCCTGTTAGGCAGAGCGAAGTTGCTGCGGACGATCTTGCAAGGATGCGGCAGAAAGGCTTGATTCCGTAGCGTATATTTGGTGCATGAGTACCAAAGAGAAGATGGTCAGGTATCGCCTACCAGGTGACAAACTGATCCGGAGCTGCCCCGAAAGGCTGACGCGTACAACGGGATTCAAGATCCAAGGTGGTGTGGTGTTGCAGGACGTGCAGCCAATCGCATTGCCGAAGATCGAAGACACATACGCAGTCGATACGATCGATGAGGAGACGGAACCTGTGCAGGAAGTGAAGCGGCGTGGACGCAAACCCAAACACGCATAAGCCATGCCTATCAAACCCGAAGACGCATTGGAAGTAATGGACTTCGATCTGTCGAAGTTCGACAGCGTGGATGATTTCCGCAGCGCGGTAGAACGCAAGTGGGTATCACGCGACACGGCGCACAACGACAAAGAAGTGAGCGGCAAGATCATCGGCAAGTTCAACCGCGTGTTCCGCACGAAGCTGGGCAAGATCGGCAACGCCATTGGTGTTGACGTTGATGATAGCCTGGAACCTTTGGATGTGCTTGATCAGTTCGTTCCTGCGATCACCAGCAAGGTCGGCGAAGTTGATGCGTGGAAGAAGAAAGCAGAGACCGCAGTCGCAGACGATGTGGTGAAGGAATGGCAGAGCAAGCTGAAGGCAGCGGAGAAGGAACGTGAGACGTTCAAGCAACAGGCTGTGGAATGGCAGGAGAAGTACAACGGACTTGACACCGAAGTGAAGACCACCAAGCGGAAGAGCGTGATCGATCGCGAGTGGGAGCAAGCGTTGTCAGGCGTTGCGTTTCATCCTGGTGTGGACGATCTCAAGAAGCGTGGATTCATCAGCGCAGCGAAGGAGCGATACAAGATCGACCTTGACGATGAGTTGAAGCCGAAGCTGGTGGATCAAAGCGGCAACCCGATAAAGCATCCGAAGTGGGCAGGTGAACTGCTGTCGCTGCAAGATGCCGTGAAAGAAATGGCGAAGGAGTTCAAGCTGTTGCAGGACAATCCCCATGCTGGCAAGCCTGTGGCGCAACCATTCCAAGCGCGACCAATACAACAGGCTGCACCGCCTGTGCAAGGTGCTATTCGCGCGCCGCGTAGATTCGGCCAGCGATAGTGTGTGTGTGTGTGTAAAGGAGATCGCCCTGCTAACGTGGGGCGATTTTCTTTTACCTTTGTTCCGACGAACTTCATTGCTCCCGACCTTGCGGGAAGAGAATAGCAAGGGATTGGGCATCATGGCTGCGCCCCGCTAATAGCAGCCACGTGAACCTTCAATCCTTTCGCAATGAGTTACAACACCGGAAATTTGATCGAGTGCCAAACGCTACAAGCAGCACTTGAAGAAGTATGGCAGGTATCGCCTGTCAATGAAATGATGCCGCTGGAAGATGTGCTGACCAGCGCAGAAAACCAGCGTGGTATCACGCAACTGATCCTGCCTGGCAACGGCAAGAAGCGCAGCGTTGAAGTGACCTATTCACCGCGTCTGACTGAAGACCTGGTGGAAGAGAACGTAGACAATCCGCGTTGCTCTACCGAAGCCAAGTACGGCAACCTGTCCACCACCTATTCGATGCCTGATCAGAACCTTGGCTATGCCGAGCAGATCAGCAACGCGGATATGCGGAACACCTGCCTTGGCCCGAACAGCGCGTGGATCCTTTCGCGCATCACCGCCATCGCAGATGTACTTGAGCGCAAGGTCGCAACCCAACACGCGCAGGAGTTCGCTCTGCTTGCAGGTACGTGGGGCAGCGGCATCTTCGCCACGGGCAACGCAGCCGGACAGGTGAACACGTCTGACGAATACGTGTGGGCCACGCGTTACAGCGATGACAAGGTGAATCCCGAAGCATGGGGCCAACTCTCCATCGCACGCATGAAGGCTGGCCTGGGTGACACCATCGGTTTCGGTGGAACGACTGCATGGTCGTACCTGAACGCATCGATGGCTGGCTGCTGCGGACAGGACGGCGTGAACCTGATGGACGCGATGAACCGATTCGGAATGTCCTACGCGTACGACAAGCGTCTTGAAGCCGCGCTGGGATCCGATGACAAGTTCATGGTGTACCGCCTTGGCAGCGTGCAGCCTCTGTTCTACGTTGAGAACCCTTGGCTGGAAGGTGTCGCTCCTGGTGTGATCGGTAGCAACTACACGCACACCAGCATCTTCGGCCCCCGTACCGGAATGCCGATGGATCTTACGATCAGCGACAACTGCGGTGTGGTGACCTTGGCTGTTGCCGTCAGCACGAAGTTGATCGCTGTTCCGAACGATCAGTTCTTCAGCGGTGACGAGTACTTCGGCATCAATGGTGTTGCCAAGGTGTTGATCACAAACCCTTAAGCAGCTACCTGGTGCAGGGTGACGGAGCGTTGAACGACTTCGTGCTGCTCCAAGATCAGAGCAGGATCATCTTACATCAGTAGCAGCGACCATGCAAAGGCAGGGAGAAATGCTCCCTGCCAATGCATACAAATCAAATCACGATGCCAAGCTGTTTGGATTCACTGATCGGCCAGGACA